CTTTAAGATACCTGATTTTTTAACCAGATGATCCATAACCTCTGCAACGGTAGCTGATTTGCCAGCGTATGCAACGATTAAGTCTCTTAATGTTTGATTAGCCATTGTTTTCTCCTTTAGCTAAGGAAAGTTTCAAATGCTGATTTATCCTTTCCTTTATTGTCGTCACCCCTACCACGAGAATCATCAAGGTCATCTTCGGTATTTGTTGGCTTCCCGAAATAACCTATCTTCTCGTAAGGTTTGAGCATTGATATATTCTGAGCAATATCCTGTTCCGTATAATCGTCTATATTATCGTGGAAAACAAAGTCATCTTTGATAGCTTGGATATTCTCATATAACTTGTCATCTTCATCTACTGCAAAGATTTTAGCTTTATCAATCCAATGTTCACGCTTTTCCTTGAATGCTTTATGCTTGAACTCAGTCAATTCGGTTTTATACGTTTCTGATTCTGTGACCTTTGTTTCTAAACCTTCAATCTTGACTCCATTCTCTGCAATAGTAGCTTCCAATTCAGCGTTATTAGCTCTCAATTCGTTTCTTTCACCAATAACCTCATTAAAACGACTTACGGGTATTCCAGTATTTCCCGACTCTGCAGTCTTAACAAGCTGCTCTATGCTTGCCATTAATTCAGGGTTTTCGACCCCTGCTGTCGTAAATAAATCTTTTACTTTACTCATCTTCTTTCTCCTTTTTTTCATCTTTAGTGATGGATTTTCCCCAATCTATTTTATTATAATTATCTGAATATTTCTTTGAATAACCGCCTGACTTGAATCTGTCTTTATGTTCCATTTATTAACCCTTTAGTTAATTCCAATTGGTTTTGAACTATTAAGTTAACAAATGACGGGATACCTAACCATAGGCAACGGAATTGAACCGTCTGATATACGTAAACAGCTAAATTATGTACATTCATTAGCTGAGTCTTTAGTATATTGAACACACATTCTTTCGACAGAATCGAACTGCCATCCGTCATTTGTTTTATTATTTTATGGTTAATCATTCTATTATTCTATCCACATTTCTTATAATTAATTCTCTCCAATCTTTCTTTTTCACTATTCCCCCTTTTTATAATCTTCTTTGAGAATCTGCATAAATGTATGACGACAATTCCAGCGGAAGCCTTCTGATTCAAATTCTATTCTCTCTTGGTCTGTGAAATATTTTTGGTTTAATCCTTTTACACATTGAGGTCTTGTTTTGCCATCGAGAACTCCAATATATTCCCAAAACTTCTCACCTTCGTAATGTGCTGCTGATAAATATTCTGCTTTCTGCATCAATACTTGTCTTGATGTTAATACATAAGTTTTAGCGTATCTTTGTAGTTTATCTTCTAATATCCTTGTTAATTCTAAATGGATATTCCTAAAATCTTCACCTGCTAAGACTGCACTCATAATATTAGTTTGCAGTGTCTTCCCTGCACCTTCTGCTATACCAAACAGTTCTACATAGTCTACCGTCTGCAATGCTCTAAATGTACCGACATCAACCTTAGTAAAATTAAGTGGGAAATTACTTGTTGCCCGTGCTTTCATCATCTCTTTGATTACATTAGATTGATCCGCATTAAAGTTATTAATAAATTGTGTGAATCCTGCTTGATTCAGCATTTGATTATAGTTGGTTGTAAATGCTGTTGATAGATTCATATTAACGTCATTGAATACGATATTACCGTCAACTGTTTGTAACGTAGCAAGCCAACTATTCAACTCAGCTTCTAAATTACGTACTACGATGTCAATTTGACTATCGAATACTTTAACGCTTTTATCTATTGGATTCATTTAGTCCTCAGTTACTATCCCTTCCAATCCCGTGCCTATTTGGAATTGGTTGTTTTCTTCTTTAATTTTATTTGCCAGTTTTTCCGATTCTTCTTCGGTTAAATCTGGATTCTCTTTTCTTAGTATTCTTGGTATACTTGTTAAGTTATTAGCCAATTTGATTGTATTGATTTGTTGTACTTGCATTGGGTCTTCGTCAAATACCATCTCACCGTAATCTACTATAATATCCATCTTCTCAGGGAATCTCTTGCTACTGTTCATCGTGTAACATTCCATCATTAGCTGACATAAATCTTTGATAGGTTTTGTGTAATATACTCTATCTGCAATATTCTTCTTAATTACATCGAGTTTACTTAATTTTAACTGATAACCTGAACTATAACTTGAATTGTCAGAACGGTAACTTGACGCTGAAATACCTAAAGAATTAATAAAATGTATTACTCGCTTGTCTATATAGTCGTAGATTTTACTTAAATCTGTATTTGGATGAATATAATATACCTTCCCTTTAGCTTCGCCCATATCGTTAGCGGGTATCTTTAAAGGTCTTTGCACTCCCATTTTAATATCACCATCACCTTCAAAACCTTCTAATACTAAAGTTGGGAATGATTGTAACGATGAGCCATATCTTAAAGCTGTTAAATCTTGATTAAATATTTCATTTTTATCTACTAATATATTTGTAGAATCAAACCAAAAGCTATCCTCTTCAATATCACTTGTGAACCATACTATCGGGATTCGTTTGTATGGGTTATCTACTTCTTCATATTTCTCTATTATTAATCCAGTATCGTTATTAATCTCTATCTTCTGTTGTGATTCGGCTGTCCATCTTAGATATGTGTTAATCTTATCCGCTGTTTGTGCTGTGTTTTCACTTATCCCGATCTGTACCCATACCGCTTTAGCTTTAGTTGGCAGATCTTCGTCTTGTTCAATGAATACTTTATCCGCTGTGATTATCTCTAAGGTTACTATCCCATCGTCAAAATGTGGCATACAACCGACTTTCTTTGTTAGGTTAGTATATTTATTGATCTTCTGCAAAACAGGATTCATCTTAGCATCTTCTAACATCTGTTCAAAGTTAGTCTGTAATACATCTGAATCTTTATCTAACTTAATATCGGCAGGAACTTCAAATAATACCGATAGCTGGTCGGTTACATTCTCCGTGAGGTTAATGACGTCAATAAATGGGAAGAAATCATGTCCAGTTGTATTGTTCTTTGAATTTGGATAATTTGCTTTAATCTCTGCCTTGAGGTATGTTAGTTGATTATTGTAATAGTAATCTTTATCCCGTGCTACATTCGCACGTCTTTCCTTATCGTCATTCCACTTGGCTTCTCTCTTCGCTAATATAATCTCATTTGACATCCCTTTCCTTTGTGCTAACATGGCACGTCATGGAATAACATTTTTTAAAGAGTTTAGTCTCTTGGTTTTTTAATATACGCATAATTTATTTACCTATTTATAAAAATATATCTTGACTTTAAAATCTATAATAATATGTTTGGCAACGTAAAGAGTGAAAATTAAAAGGAGGTGCAAGATGGAAGATATGTATGACTTTGGCAAATTAGGTAAGTGGAGTTTGTCCACATTGAAAGCAAATATGGAAGAAAAATATGGTTGGCATTCAAAAATTCTTGTTGTTGAATCCATAGAAGCACTTTACAGAAAACTCTATAAAAAAACTAACCTATTTAATAGAGTTTTCTTTATGAGAATCCATGAATTACGTTTTTTTTTAAACAACATGGATTTCAATGATGAATTGCGTAATGATTATACAAAATACAACGGTGTAATGAAAGTTCTCCACGTAGATAATCAGCCTGATTAATATAAATAACTTGGGGCGATGTATATGTTGAGAATCCATATTGGGGACACTTATCGAAGCAGGATAGTGACTGTGAGTAGAATAAGGTTAATGACGTTCCCCATTGCCCCTTTTTAAATAACTACACAAGCCCTGAGAAATCGGGGCTTTTTTCACTCTCTTTTTACAACTTATAAAGAACAAATATTCGTAACGAGTGTCACGACTTTAACCTGTACCCATTTAAACGTACAATCCATATACCCATTGTATGAAGCTCACAGTTTTGGAGACTAACTTACTAATATATAATAACTTAATTTTTTGACCTTTTTTGCATTTATGCACTTGTGACATCCCAACTTTTCATTTTTTTAATTGGGAAATTATAAGAAATCAAATAACCAACACTATCTGATAAGTGTACTCTTGGCTTTCCTTCCTCTTCTTGTGCTTTGTCTAATCGCCCGTCTGCGAGTCTTTGAACGTGTGAATATTCATCTATTGTATTAACGCAGCTCCTGTCTACAAAATACTTTAATGTTCCTTCTATTGGGTTCATAGCACTATTCATAGCGTTGATACGGTCTTTCTGTAATGGGTTTGTGCTACGTGCTTTAACTCTGAATCCCATCTTACGGAGTATTTGTAAATCAGTATATTTAGCGTTTGATTCACGTGCTTTACCTGTTGCATCGGGATATACAGTTGCTGGTAATAGTCCGTCTGTACCACGCTTTAAGTTATATTTACTTATTAAATGTTCACCCATCTCGTAGGTGTTGGAGTTGATTAAAATAGTCTCTCCGAATTGCTTGAATGCACCGTCTATTATATGACCTTCACTTGCTGTCATTGGATTTACGTTGAAATCCATGCCAATATCTATACTGACATTCGGCTGTCTATCTACTTTCTTAATATTCCGATCGCTAAATGCGTAATATGCTAATCCCTCTGCATTCTCAAAGCTTGCTTCGTATTCTTGTCTGTACGTACGTGCATCCATTGTGCGTCTTGCTTCGTCCATCTCTGCTTTGGATAACACATCGGCACTAAACCACGAATGGTAGCTCCATTGACCGTGTTCTGCATAAGCACCTACACCAGCTTCTATCTTTGGTATTGTACCACCGCAAGCTATTAAACATAGATCGTGCCAATGATTCAATCCTTCCGGCACCCCATTCAATATCGCAAACCCGTCATTATCAGATAATATAGGTCTAACGTGAGCTGACCACATATCAGGTTTAGTGTTAGGGAACTCTGTTATTAATATGCCTTTTACAGGTGGATATGTGATGCCTTCGATTCGCTCAGGCTTATCTAGTCCCGTTACCATTAACTGACTTCCGTTGATCAGTGTTATTGTAGGTGGAGATGATTCCCTTACTTTAGCTTGGAATAGCTTTGTATCTCGCTTCAATATCTCCCAAAATATCGCTTTTGCTTGGTTCTGTACTGGTGCTGCAAATATATATAATGAATCGGGACAGTTGAAAGCACCACGTTCAGGGTCAACTAACATCTTGCGAACACCAATTAAGTCTTTCCTTGACCTTCTACCTGCTGGAATACATTGAAACCTGTGTTGATCGTGATAGTATCTTAGATTTGGGTCAGTAAGGTCTATAAGTTCAACGGGTAAACTTTTCATTCGGTATCCCTGTTCCTTATCGCTTCTGCTATTTGTTTTAGATTGTCTTTATTGTTATCAATAGGTATTGTCTTATCAGGGTCTTTCTGTCCGAGATAGTTTTTTCCCAGCCAAATAAGTAGTTGTGGATTGCCATTCATAGCATATTTATATTGTGCTACTCTTAGATTTTTGTATACTTGCGATTTTCCCTTATTAAATGCTTGTAAAAACTCTTTATTATGTTGTAATGTAGATGCAGAACAACCTATTATCTCGGCAATGCCTTCCTGTGTCTCAAATCTTTTAGCAAGCCTATACACTAAGTTATAGTCTATTATGATTTTAGGTCTACCTGTTTTCTTTTTTATAGGTTGTTTTGTCATTGTGTTCCTATTTTATACTTCTATTGAATAATCTTTATCTGCTTTATTCATTTTCGCCCATTATTTTAAAACTTTCGTTCAATCTACAGTTATATGTCCGATCAGGATCTTCAACT